GCCAGCCAAGGGAGCAGACTCCAACATCAAACGAGTCAGCTCCGGTTGAGCAGGAATCCTCTAATGAGGTGACCGCCAGCAAAGAGTTCGATGGTGGCGAGAAGGAAGTAAGCACGAAGTCAGAGACTGAAACCAAGGCGACCAGCAAGACCGAGCCGAAGGTTGATAAGGAGAAGAGCAAGTTCGCTCAGGAACAGAACCGAAAGGCGAAGTCCTGGGAACAAATCAACGCTGAGAAGGAGGCCCTCAAGGCTGAGCGCGAAGCGGTGAGGCGTGAGCGTGAGGAATGGAGCAGGAGCCGGGAGCAATCCAAGGCCACCGAAACCAATTCTCATCGGGACGAGAAGGGCTATACGGCTGATGACTACGAGGCTGCGGCCAAGGAGTTTGAGGCTGATGGCGATTCTCAGTTGGCCAAGGCAGCGCGAGCCAAGGCTGATAATGTCCGCAAAGCGGCTGGTGAAAGACAGCAGAAGGTTCAACAGGAGCAGTTCCAGAAGTCATGGGCTGAAAACTACGGCAAGTTGTCCGAGAGGGAGGCTTGGCTGAAAGATCAGAACAGCTCTGAGTACAAGCGTACTGTTCAGCTTTTGAATAATTTCCCGCTGCTCACTGCGACTCCTGATGGACTTGTCCACGCTGTCGAAATTGTGAAGCTCCAGAATGCAGCCGAACGGTCTCAGTCGATGGAAGCCGAGAACAAGTCTCTGAAAGAACAACTCAGTAAGCTCCAGCAGAAGACCGCTATTGGTAAAAGCGTACCGGCAGGACAACTCAAGGCTGAAGAGAAGGATTTCTCCAAGCTATCCCTGAAGGAGCAAAGGGACGCGCTCATGCGAGCGACGAGAGAGTTCGACCGGGACGAAGGCTAATAGCACAACCACAACTAAAATATGCCCGTAACTACTTCAACTACGCTCACGAGCCAGTTCCAGAACTACTTCAGCAAGGAGCTGCTCTCCATCGTTCAGCAGGAGACCATTCTGGATCAGTTCGCCATGAAGGCTCCGATCCCCCGGAACAATGGTAACAAGGCCATCACGATGTTCCGCTTCGGTTCGCCGAGCGTCTCGGGTGTCCAGACCATCAGCTCCGAGGGTACGGCCATCAGCTCCGCGAACTACCGCGCTCTGGCCCTGAACAGCCTCAGCAAGTCGCTCGCCCAGTACGGTCAAGTGATCGGTTTGACCGACATCCTCCGCGCCACGGACCTGTTCAACTCGCTCCAGCAGGCCACCAAGACCTCCGGTCTGGACATGGCCCTCTGGGTTGACTCCGTGATTCGTAACGTGCTGGTTGGCTCCAACCTCACCGCCAGCGGCTCGTCTATCGGTTCCGCCGCCGAGGGTGGTGGTACGTTCGATAACTCGGACGCCGTGAACACTGTGGCCAGCTCCGGTGGTGTTAAGGTTTACGGTAACCCTGCTACGCTGACCACCCAGAGCTTCTCTGCGTTGAACAGCGACACGACTGCTGCCAACACCACGATGACCGCTTCAGCTGTCCTCGATTCCATGACCCGCCTGAAGCGCAATCGCGCTCCGATGATCAACGGTGGCTACGTCCTGGCGACCGATCCTCGCGTTGCTCGCGACCTGATGCGCGATGCCGATTGGTTGAACGCCTCCAACTACGGCAACAAGGGTACCCCGTTCTACAAGGGCGAGGTTGGTTCCATCTACGGTTGCCGCGTTGTCACTCAGACCAACTCGTTTGTCAGCACTGGCTCCGCCACTGCCGCCGATGAGTTCATCTATCAGGCTTCCGCCGCGGGTGGCGGTCTGGCGGTTAGCAAGGACATCATCGCTTCGTTCTTCCTTGGTAACGAGGCGTTTGGTATCCCTGCCTTGACCGGTGATGATCCGTTGTCTCCGAAGATCGTTATCACTGACACCCCCGACAAGAGCGATCCGTTGAACCAGCTCATCACCGTTGGTGTGAAGCTGTACTTCGCTACGCTCCGTCTGGCTGCTGGTAACACGGGTTCTACTGGTAACCCGACTTGGTACTTGGTGCATCGTACTAAGACCTCGACCACGCTGTAATATGCGACCCAAGACGGCCACCATCATGGTGATTGCCGTCAGCCCAAAGGGGCATCATCGAGCAATCGGTGGTGCCCCTTCTCATTCCGCTTGCGGATGTGAAGAGGCTGACAACAATGCGCCCATGATTTCTATTCCGGTCGAGGCTCTTTCCACTGACATGGAAGATGGCCAACAGGCCATGCCTGAGGTGGGTGATGAAGTGGTTCTCGACGATGTTCGCGGTGTTCTCAAGAAGCTCGATAACGGCGAAGCTTATGTCGAAATTCGGAGCGTGAACGGTATGCCCGCTGAGTACGAAAACAAGAGCGAGAAGGCCATGGCTTCCAAGGAGCCTATGGACGAAAAGGGTATGCGTAAGATGGTTGAGGAGTACGACAGCGAGATGGAGTCCTAACATGCCGATCTATACCTTCGAGAACAATGGTCAGTCCATCGAGCATATCGCTCCGATGGGTACTGACTCTGTTGTCCTTGATGGGAAGCGGTGGAACAGGCAGCCGGTGGCCCGCTTCGGGGTCACCGGCTTTGCCCGAGAAGCCGAACTCAAGGACAAGGTGAAGCAGGGATTCAGCCGGATGGAAGACCGTCAGGGTTCCCGCTTTGAAAGCACTTTCACAAAGAATCAAATTCGGAAGATCTGGGATATATGAGTATTGATGCAAATCTCGCAACTGAGTATTCGATGGGGGTCGCGGGCTTCGCTCTCGTGACGGCCACGACACTGACCACTGGCCCGTTTGTGGCGATTACCACGGTTGCCCCTACCACCTTTACTTCGATCACTGGTAACAACATCACTGGCACTTGGCCATCAGTGACTATCCCTGCTGGCATCACGCTTCCTGGACCGATCCAGAGCTTCCAGCTTACTGGTGGTCAGGTGATCGCGTTCAACGGAGTGATCAACTCTTAAGCCTGTGACGCTGGCTCTTGGAACAAGACTGGTATCGAATGGAGGTGGCGGATCAGTCACCCCAATCGATCCGCCTGTTTTGCGCCGAGTCCTTGTTACAGATCAAACCGAAGAGCCAATCGTTTTGGAGTTCAATCCCGGAGATCCAATAACATACTTGTGTGCATCTCTTGGAACTTACGATGTTATCTCACTTGAGGGCGGTACACTGCCCATTAACCTTTTAACCGAAGCATCAGACAAATTCATTCTAACAGTTAACTGATATGGCAGACGTAAAGATTACAGCACTAACGGTATTAACCGCCGCTGACCCGATTAACGACGCTATCCCTATCGTTGATGTCAGCGATAACTCGATGGCGGCATCTGGAACCACAAAGAGGATTAGCGTTAATAACATCCTCGGAGCATCCGGCACCGCCACCCTCGCCAGCGCCACCATCAGCGGCGATCTGACGGTGGATACCTCGACGCTGAAGGTTGATTCGACGAATGATCGGGTGGGTATTGGTATCGCTGCTCCCGCATACAGGTTGCATGTTCAGGGTACTGCTTCGTTGCAAATGGTTCTTCAAAGCAACGACACCAATGCAAACGCGAAGGAAGGAACCGTTAATGTTCGCCACTACACGAACGCAGAAGAGCCTGTTTCTGTTGTCGGAAGTTACGCTACATCAACCAACAATTATCTTTATGTTGGTGGTGGATTTTCTGGAGGTAATGCAGCAACTTCGATTGGATTTTACACTGCTGCAAACAGCACGACAGTCACTGGCACTGAACGCTACAACATCGCTTCCGACGGCGTAGCCACTTGGTCGAACGTCGGCGGAGTCGGTGGCACCGCCATGACCCTGAACTCTACGGGGCTGGGCGTGGGGGTTGCGAGTCCGGCTCAGAAACTTGATGTCGATGGAAACATCCGGATGTCTGGAGTATCTGGAGGGACACGCTATTTGCTGCTCAACGCTGACAACACTTACACTGGAAGCCTTACGATCCAGTCCGGTGGTGGGTCTTCCAGTTTTGGAGCTGCCACTATTCTCTACGGGAACAGTCATGCGACGTACCCCGGTGGTGTTTGGATCGGTCGAAGCAGCGGCTCGACTGGCCCGATCATGTTCGGCACTGGCGGCATCACGCCAACAACCATTCAAATGACGCTGGACTCCTCCGGCAACGTCGGCGTGGGGGTTACGCCGAGTGCGTGGGGTGGTTCAAATCGTGCGGCTCTTCAGTTCCCCGGTGGAAATGCTATTCAGGGAAGTGCAGCGATTGGATTGGCTTCGTTCAACAACTGCTTTAACAACGGAACGAACGATATCTGCATTGCGAACGGAACGACCTACAAGCACGTTGTAGGAACCGGATACCAATGGTTTATCGGAACCGGAACCGCTGGAAACTCGTTTTCATTCGGTGATGCCAAAATGACGCTGGATGCGTCGGGTAATTTGCTGGTGGGTCTTGCCACCGCCGGAACCACCGCTGCCAAGACTATCCAGATCGCCAATGGAACCGCTCCTACTGGCAATGTTACTGGTGGCCAACTCTACGTTGAATCTGGTGCG